CGATCGTCCCGAGGGTCATTTTTTGGGCGTTGACGTTCCCTTCGATACTCAATACATTGGAACTGTAGACGTTCACGAAAAGGTTCGAGCCTACCCCGAACTGGAACTCACCTGTAGGCGCTGTGTTTGAAATACTGATCCCAACATCTTTATGGGTCACGAGACCCGTATTAGATGTGACATCCGCCCCAGAAATGAGTTGGATTGTGTTTGAAACTGTGTTTCCTTGGTCAACGATTTTACCGAGTGTCGTGGCGATGTTCGAAAGAAGACCGCCATCACCTATAAAAAGATCAGAACCGATTGCACCCACGACCGTCAAAACATTCGCAGCGTGGATATTGACAAAAATATTAGAGCCTATCGAGAGTTGGAACTCGCCCGTAGGCGCTGTGTTTGAAATACTGATCCCAACGTTCCCATGGGTGACGATAGCCGTGTTCGAGGTTGCGTCTTGACCAGAAACGAACACGATCGTGTTTGAAACTGTATTCCCACCGGGATTCGATATAATATCATCGAGTGTCGTCGCGATATTGGATAAAAAACCACCGTCACCTACAAAAAATGTTGCGCCAACGTTACCCGTGATATCCAGAACGTTTGAGGCTGCGCCGTTTGCTGTTAAGTAATTACCCACGTGTAGATTACTTAAGATTTCGACTTCACCAGAGAATGTCTGGATATTAGTCTTCACCATTTATTAGTACCGGAGAAAATCTTATACACCCTTTTCGTTTACTCGTTTAATTTGATAGTTTAGTATCCAAAGGTAATCTGACTTGTTGAGTCCTTGTCGATTGTCGTGACTCCGCCGTCTGTGATTGGTGACGTGTACTCAATAAACACGTGGTACTCACCGCTGTTTACCAAAGTTCCGAGGGGTCGTAGAGCGACACGGTTCCCTGTGGTTAGCACATCCTCATCCCATGGGTTGGGATTATCCGGATCACCGAATATGTTCATCGTTCCCAAGGTGATGTTTTTCGTGGGGGTTGTCCCATTCTTAGAACCTCCAGAAACCTCGAGAATCATGGTACTCAATTCTTCGTTGTCATCCACCAATTGTGCGGAAATCTTAGAGTAAAAGATGTCGGACGTAAAATTCACATTGATAAACGGTTGGTCACTCGCTGTGATCGTTCCAGAGTACGCGTATGTCTTTTTCACCACCTGATCCCTATTTGTGACGAGACCACCAGCCACAGTCACGATATTACTCATATACACATTCCCGACGACGTGTAAATTGGCGTCTGGTGTGCGGGTAGAAACACCCACCTTTCCGTCTGTCACGAGACCTGTCGTCGCGTTTTCAAAAATAATCACGTTGGATATGGTGTTTCCATTATCAGCGACATCCTCGAGTGTCGTCACGAGACCTGTGAGCTTAGAACCGTCTCCATGGAACTGTGCGGCGTGGACATTCGCGACAACTCCGAGACCACCTGTGATTGTCACAGCACCGGTAACGGTCGAAAACGCCTCGGTCGTATCCACCACATGGACATTCCCCACGACATGTAGATTCGCATCTGGTGCGCGGGTAGAAACACCCACTTTTCCATCGGTCACGAGACCAGTCGTCGCATTTTCAAAAATAATCACATTGGATATCGTATTTCCGTTATCAGCGACATCTTCAAGAGTCGTCACCAGACCCGTGAGCTTAGAACCGTCACCGTGATACTGTGCGGCGTGGACATTACCCACGACACCAAGACCGCCCGTGATGGTCATGGCACCTGTGACGGTCGAAAACGCCTCGGTCGTATCCGCTACATGGACATTCCCTACGACATGTAGATTCGCGGCTGGTGCCCGAGTCGAAACACCCACCTTCCCGTCGGTCACGAGACCAGTCGTCGCATTTTCAAAAATAATCACGTTGGACATCGTGTTTCCGTTATTGGCAACATCCTCGAGAGTCGTGACCAGACCGGTCAGCTTTGACCCGTCACCATGGAACTGTGTGGCGTGGACGTTCGCGGTGACTCCGAGACCACCCGTGATGGTCATGGCACCTGTAACGGTCGAGAACGCCTCGGTCGTGTTTTGAACGTGAACGTTCCCAACGACATGCAGCGAAGCATCTGGTGCCAACACGTTGATACCCACCCTATCAGTCACCGAATCAACGCGAAGTGTGTTCGTATCCACTGTGAAATCATCTGTGATGACCACGTCACCCACGACATCGAGTGCGACCGTGGGGACAGCCTTATTGATGCCTACCAGGTGGGTCGTCGAGTTCACAATCAGCGTATCCGTATCCACTGTGAGATTTCCTGATAGGACGGTATTCGTCGCGTATACATCTCCACCGATACCGACACCACCCGCGACCACGAGGGCTCCAGAAGTTTTGGAGGTCGCATCCGTGACACTTTGTATATTGACGTCACCACCCACATCGAGAGACGCACCCGGGGTTGCCTCGTTAATACCCACCCTCGAGGTACTCACGTCCACGAAAAGATTGGAGACTGCACCCACAGTCAGATCATTTGCGAAGGTCGCAGCACCCGTGACATCGAGGGTTTCGTTCACCACTAAATTGTGTTGCACCTCCACATTTCCTATGAGGTCAATCAACATTCGATGATCCTCATCTTCGTAATGAAGAATGTGGTCATCCGTGAATGTATTTTGTGTGTATCCCACTGAAAATCTATGTTCATCTGCGTGGTATATGACAGCGACATTGGCGTACGTACCACCATCTTTGTGTTCGATCATGAACCCACTATCGAGACTTGTAGCTGAATTGTTCGCTGCGATACCAAAAATTCTATCTTCGATGGTCACAGAAGTTGATGAAATAATCGTATTATTACCACTGAGTGTGATATTCCCCAAGAACTCCGCCTCGGCTGCGGAAATGACATATTTTCCTGTATCTGTCAGGTACACTGGGGACTGTTTAAAAAAACCATCATGATCAACCATAGGGAGGTATTTCTTATTTGGATCTATGAGACCTGTCACAGAAATGTTCGAACCTACCTGAACGTTGGCGACGGTCACGAGACCTGTGGTCACGTTCTTGAATTCTATGACATTCGAAACCACATTCCCAGCTGCGGAAACTTGTTCGAACGTTTGAAGTTGGGTCAATAAATTAGAAGGTTCAATCTTTTGGAAATCATTATTCACATTACTCACATATACCCAATTGATAGCGGATTCATCTAGAACCACTTGAGCATTTGGGACATCGTTCGCGCGACCGATACCGGTGACGAAAACACCACCGTTACTCGCATGTATTTTCGTGACCACGCCGACGTTCTGGATGAGGTCGTTATTATATGGTTTGACATTAGACAAACCACCTGGGACAGTGTTACTCACATATACAGTTTCACCCGTTAAGAATGTATCTGTGACAACACTGAGAGCCTTACCGTACGCGACTGCAGTTCCTTGTTGACCAGGTGTGAGTTGTTGGTTGGAGACACCGATACAAGGCATCGTAGATGGATCATCCGATTTCGCGAGACCGACGTTCAGTATGTTTGAATTGTGGGTCCCTTTGACATAGACAGCATCACCCACCTCGATGTTTACCCCGTTGAGATCGTTTCGGATTTTGATATAGGTGTGTACGGGATACTCATTGACCCAATCCGTCCCATCGTATATGAGTATCTGATCAGAGGCGGGAGCTGAAATCTGAACACTATTGAGTTGGTCAAGTTTGACTTCAACATTGGAGGTGAGGTCGGTCGTCAAAGCGGTCGTAGGGTTTGTAAATTGAATTGTGTTGGATGTTGTGTTCCCATGGTCAGAAACGACTTGGAGAGTGACATTCGAAAGGAGACCACCGTCACCGAAATAGGTCAAAGCTTGGATATTCGATGAGACGTACGCGTTCCCTTCGACGTGGAGTTCTGTGGATGGGGTCAAAGTCTTGATACCGACCCTGTTTTCTGTAGAGTCGACATAGAGTGTGTTCGTATCCACCGTGAAATCATTCGCGACCGACCCCGAAACCGCCGTGAGTGCACCCACGTTGGATGTTCCGTGAACATCGAGGAGGTACGCGGGTGCTTTCGTCCCGAGACCCACGCGACTTGTCTCGGTATCCACGTGGAGTGTATCCGTATCAACCGTCAAATTGGAAGAGACATACACATTACCTACAACATGTAAATTAGCATCAGGGTTCTTGGTCTCAATACCAACTGAGTGTGTCAGTGCATCTACATGGAACGTATCATCATCAACAGTTAAATTTGAAGAGACATACACATTGCCAACCACATGGAGGTTCGCGTCAGGAGTCTTGGTCTCGACTCCGACACTATGTGTCGTCGCATCCACATGGAGTGTATTATCATCAACTGTCAAGTTTGAAGAAACATAGACATTACCTACAACATGTAAATTAGCATCTGGGCTCTTGGTCTCGACTCCGACACTATGTGTCGTCGCATCCACATGGAGTGTGTCATCATCAACGGTCAAGTTTGAAGAAACATAGACATTACCCACAACATGAAGATTTGCATCGGGGCTCTTGGTCTCAATACCAACGGAGTGTGTCGTCGCATCCACATGGAGTGTATTATCATCTACAGTTAGGTTTGAAGAAACATACACATTCCCAACCACATGGAGTTTAGCATCGGGTACTTTCGTCCCGAGACCCACGGATTGTGTACTCGCTTCGACGTGTAGCGCATCTGTAGCCACGGTAAGGTCGTCGGACATGTAGACATTACCGACTACATGAAGTTCGGCATCGGGGTTCTTTGTTTTGATCCCAACGCGTTCAGTTCCAGCTTCAACATGAAGGGTATTTGTCGCGACGGTTAAATCATCGGACACATACACATTACCAACAACGTGTAAATTAGCATCAGGGTTCACTGTTCCAAGTCCTATGGACTTGTACTCCGCATCAACATGAAGGGTATTTATCGCGACGGTCAAATCATCAGAAACATAGACATTACCAACAACATGTAAATTAGCATCGGGATCCTTGGTTTCAATTCCTACAGAGTGTGCAGTCGCATCCACATGTAGAGTATCTTCATCCACAGTTAAGTTTGAGCTCACATAGACATTACCCACAATATGAAGGTTCGCATCTGGGTCCTTGGTTTCAATCCCTACAGAGTGTGTCAATGCATCCACATGTAGAGTATCTTCATCAACGGTCAAATTACTGGAAACATAGACGTTACCAACAACATGTAAATTAGCATCGGGGTCCTTGGTCTCAATTCCTACAGAGTGTGTCAATGCATCCACATGGAACGTGTCATCATCAACGGTCAAATTCGAAGAAACATAGACATTACCAACAACATGTAAATTGGCATCCGGATCCTTAGTCTCAATTCCTACAGAGTGCGCAGTCGCATCCACATGTAGAGTATCTTCATCAACGGTCAAATTGCTGGAAACATAGACATTACCAACAACGTGTAAATTGGCATCGGGGTTCTTGGTCTCAATACCAACGGAGTGCGCAGTCGCATCCACGTGTAGAGTATCTTCATCAACGGTCAAATTCGAAGACACATACACATTCCCACCAACATGAAGTTCCGCATGGGGATCTATCACTTTGATACCGATTTTGTTCCCCACAGAAAGAATATCTGTCGTGTGTGTATTTCCAGTCACATACAGAATATTAGAACCAAATTCATCCACGAAAAGGTTTGACCCGACATCCAATGTGTGGGTCGGGGTCGCATTCAAAATACCTACATTGGATTCTGTGAGGACTCTGCCGTATACTCGAACATCGAGTGTTTCATTTGTGTTTGGAACAATCACCGAACCATATGAACTACTGTCCGTGTATGCGAGTACGAGTTCATCCGAGCCTTCCCGAAATCCCATGGCGACATTCGACAATGGGCGATACATGATGATACCGAGATCTGAGGAGACGTTATATTTTCCAAGTTCTATGATTGGATCTTTTACAACAGTGTTTACAGTATTCACTGTCGTGAGCGCTCCATTCACAGTCATGTTCCCATCCACCACTAAATTATCTTGTATGTATGTGTTTCCTAACACAGTGAGAAGGTTTGAACCTTCAATGTCTATATTAAATGTCGAACCTACATCGAGTGTGTGAATGGGGGACCCATTAGCTACACCAACATTGGAGAGAGTCGTGACAGAAGTAATCGCGTTATTGAACGAGACTGTATTTGCGGTAACATTACCGTTAATCACAGCAGCTTCGAGTGTAAAATTGAGAATATCTTCAGCAATAGCCCCCGAGTCCATCACTTCTTTCGTGATTTGATTATACGCCAATACCGTGATATTCCGGTCTGAGAGATCTGTACGTAGACGTAGGGGTGTCATATACACAGAATCCGAAAAGGGTATATCAATCTGTGTGTCACTCGCGTTGAACACGATCGTATTTTCCGCCTGGTCATCGGTACAGTTTTTACCGAACCTAATCTTGGTGGAACGTTCCACTGTCGGCAAGTTCTTGACCATTTAATATAGAATGTCATTTTAATTTGCGTACAAGAGACCAGCCATACCGTTCTCGATACGGAGGATGTTATAGTTGACCGCATAAATCGGATCGTTGATAGGTAAATCTTCGCTCATAATCTTCGCTGAAGAAAGACGGCTGAAATTAAGAGTCCCCGTGGGTTGAAGAGAGCTCGTAGAGAGACAAAACGGATACAAGAAAAAATCGGGAGAAGCTACAAAGTTTGTGTGATAATAGCTCATTACATCTATGAAATGTGGTTTTCCCCATCTATAATTACTCACATCAAGACCGTTGATATTCAATTTAATCTTATTCGTAGGGGATGTGAGGGCACCGTCCGTTGTCGTATCCGATGATGCGAGATACTTCACTGGATGGTTAAACGTGAGTTCTTGAACGATAGAGTTCGAGGGGATGTTTTTCTGTACTTGGGTAATTAAGAGATCGTGCTTACGAGAGGCGATGTTTCCACGTTCTTCGTTATCGAGGTAATAGTAATTGGCGAAACATTCAACGTTGTAATTGGATGCAGTCGTCGCCCAATAAATGCGGAGCTCTACATTATGATAGTTCAAGGCTACGAGTGGTAAAGCACATTGAGGCCCCTCACAAAAGAAGAAACGGAGAGGATAAAAATAAGATCTAGCGCTCACACCTGGGTGTGTACCTTGAGCACTCCTAGATACGTTTTGGGCGAACGTATCGATGGCAATCTTCTCTGTAAAGGTTGAATCTTGTGTGTCGACCACAGATCCCCCTATCAGAAGCTCCACTTTATCGATGATGGACCCCCAATTGGATGTATCAAGAGCCTGTGTGGTATCGTCGATGGTAAAATAGGCATAGCCTAGAAGGTCACCAGATCGTTCGAATTGAATACTGGACATAGAATTGTTTTTCACTGCTCCATGGATGGTTTGTTTTTCAATGGACTGTGAAAAATTAGCATGTCGCTTGAATGTTGAACTGAAGAAAGATATTTCAGGATTACCCGTGATGTACATATCCTGGGCACCTATAGCAATCAATTGAACAACACCTGCAGACATGGTATACTACTTTAACGGGAGAAAAATTACATATTACCTTTCATACACATAAATCGGAGGACTAAAATATTTTTATCTGTGGCGGTCGCACGGGTAATCGTATTACCATCTTGGTTACGGATAGTAACTGCGAAACGATCTAAACGACGAATTGGGTCTATATACTGGGTGAAAATTGGATATTCATCCTTAAATTTGATTACATCAGAGGCATCAGAGACGATACTCGCAAATGAACCTCTAAGAACGCTCATAGAAGCCTGACCGGTGAGTACATTAGAGGCGCGATCAGAAAAGATAGAATCGAGTTCGTCTATAGAGACGTAACAATGTTCCGTAGCGGAAGTTGTCCGGATACGAGCACACACTAACTTAGCCTGGACAACATTTTTCAGTGGCTGTTGAAGGAAACAAGTAAAAGTGTTCGCACTACTTTGACCAATCGAATCAATGGTAATAGTATGATATTCGTAGTTGAGATCTGGGGTCGCCATTTATAGTTAGCTTAGATTAAAGATCCACCAATTCCATCTTCGATGGCGTATCCAGCGTGTTCACTGACTAGCTGCTGGGCACCACAGATACCACCGGGGGTGAGACCAGTGGTGTAAGCACTACCCTTCTTACCTTGACCCGGGGCACATTCAATCCTGTTCTCAAGATTAAACATAGACTTTTCGTTCACAGTCTTGATAATAATAGGCATGGGCTGGTAGTTGCTGATATTCTTGTTGGCACTCAGGGCAAAAATGATCACCAACAAAATGGCGATGGACATGAGGGCGGTGCGGTTCTGCTGGTTAAGCTTAAACATTTATAATAGACCAATATATTTTTCTAAACTGCGTTAAAGGTATTTTTTTAGTTTCCATATAGAGAGTAGATGGACGAAGAAATTGTAATCGATCGGGGATCCACACATGTGATGAAATTAGATGCAGATGAACAGGCCCTGATGGATGAGATTGAAATATCTGCTCCCCGTCCTCAGCGTGTTCCACGACCCACGAACCATATGTCCAGACCCACACCCCAGATGCAACAAGAAGCTATGGATGCTTTCGCGAACCCCAATAAGCAGAATACTCCCGCCCCTCCGGGTGATGAGGAGGAGATTGATTATGGTGAGGATGAACCAACATTTTTCGATGATGACATGAACATGGGTTCTGGTCAGCAGGAGGAACAGCCTTCAAAGGGCTACGGTTCCATCGATGAAGAGAAGGCAGATTTGATTAATAAACTTGGGCGTTTAGAGAAGAAGGGGTTTGCCGTGAATAAACGCCTGAATGCCTATTCAAATGTTGATGAACTTCGTTCGGAAGTAAAGAGGATCACATACAGTATAGATGTTGAACAATCTGTACGCTTTTCTCGGAGGATGCTCGTCGCCTGTGTAACCGGTCTCGAGTTTTTGAACAAGAGGTACAACCCCTTCGAGGTCCAGTTGGAGGGGTGGTCTGAATCAGTGATGGAAAATGTGGATGACTATGATGGTGTGTTTGAGGAACTCTATGTGAAGTACCGATCCAAGGTGAACATCGCCCCAGAGGTCAAGCTGATTATGATGCTCGGTGGCTCTGCTATGATGTTCCATCTTACCAATAGTATGTTCAAATCGGTGATGCCCAATATGAACGATGTCATGAAGCAGAACCCCGATCTCATCAAGAGTATGATGAGTGCTGTTCAAAACACAACTCGCAATACGGGTGGTCCAGCGGTTGATGCACCTGTGGGTGGTTCGGGGCAATACGAGATGCAGGGTCCCGGACTCGACATTTCAAGTCTCATGGGTGGGATTTCTATGCCACCCCCACCCCCAATGAACACTAACTTGGGAACACAGGGTACCATCCGTGAGGAGGATGACGATGATGATGTTTCCGATATTATGTCCATTTCCGGTGATTCAACTGGGGGTGAGCTCAGACAAGTAAATGTTAACTCTTCTAAACCCAAAAGGACGAGACGAAAGAAGAAGACTGAAATTAATCTCTAAATATATATAAATGATAGCGTACTGTCCACTGGAGGAACTGAATCCTCCAGTCAAACAACAAAAGCCAATCGTGGAACTCGAAGTCGAGGAAGATAAACCAACGATTGGCCGTGAAGAAACTGAACTCAATTATGTCGTCATGGCTTTCATTGTCGGCGTGATTGCTCTAGCCGTCTCTGATTCCATCAGGGCATAATTACTTTTTTATCTACCGCAGGGTTTTCCCTTGTAGTAAATTTAATATGTGTACTCGAAACCTGAACCACCCAGATTCGTGTTACCACCACCTCCGTTATCTAAGGTCACACTAGTACTGTTACCTATGTTATGTGTAAAGTGTTTTACTCCACCACCAACCCCAGATACAACTTCCACGAAAATATCATATGTGTAGTTTCTACCAGTTTGACCGGTCGACACACCACTCGGATAAAATTTCCCGTCGGTGATGTATGGTGCGATCTGTACTGAGCGTGTCCCTGTCACCACAGTGGAACTCCATGGATACAAATTCAGACCACTGAACATATTTTTAGTACCAATAGCTATGTCAACATTCGGGGCTGTTCCGTCGTGTGTACCACCTTGTACTTCAAGTATCATGGTACTTACGTTGTCGACATCACTCGTCTCTCTCAATTGAGCGACAATCTTAGCGTAAAATGTTTGGGGTTGGAAGGTTATTTGTACATCTTGACCATTAGTCGTCACGATTGAAAAGGTTTTAGAATATCTCTTACATGCGACTTCATTCGAACCTGAGATAAAGCCACCACCGACATGAAGTGCTGTGTTCGCGGTTGCCTCACCGAGATCGACGGCGACTTGGTTACCCAGATCGATCTTACCATCGATCGAGAGATCACCCATGATTTCCAAGTTACTGTTTATGATCATCTCATTCGAATATGGGTCGATATACACGTTACCTGAAACGTCACCGTAAATACTGGAGACACCCCCAGTTGTTTTAAATTCTAAGATGGCATTACTCGTTGGATGTTCGATGCGAGTTGTACCACCGTATACTGTAAAGTGTTCACTCGGGTTTACAGTTCCGATACCCACATTACCAGAATCAATTATATGAATACCATCAACTTCAACGCTATTTTTGACCGCACCTAAGACTGTGCCATGTATTGAGTGCTGTGTGTTACTGAAACCCCTCACATACCCTCCATAGTTATCGTTTGTATTCAAACTGACACCTATTTTGTTATTGGTTCCCGGACTTTGTAATTTAAGAACATCTATGTCTGTTGTGACACCGGAGTAGATGTGCACATTTGTATCCGGGGCGTTGGTCCCTATCCCCACGAGTCCTGTATTCTTAATTCGTATAGCTTCAGTCGCGTTTAATTCAGACGTACCAACTGTAGCTTTATTTTGAAATCTCATATCAACAGTTCCAATGGTCTCAAAACGAGCACCATCACTTAAAGCGAAGATGTCTAGGTTACCGAAATTGACTTTTTGACCACCAGCGAATTCGATACCACCATTTACAAACAACTGTGTTGTCGCGGTTTGTTGGATTTTACTTTCGTCAGATGTTCCTATCAAAACCTTACCCTGCGCAGATAAGAACATAGTCGGCTTAAGTAAACTTGAAGTACCAGCTTCCATATCGACCTTAGCTGCTTCATTCAATTCAGGTTCACTATACGTCTGAAATACTTGTTGCGATCCAACAAATCGTAGTTGATCTGGGCCAGCAGCACCGGGACCTTCATTACCTTTAAAAATTAACAGTTCTGATATGTCTGTACTAACCAGTCGTTCTTTGATAAAAGTATTACTAAATCCATCAGAAACTAGCCCACCAAAATAGAGTTCGTTACCAATCACAACATTACCATTTACTTCCAATTTAGCCCTAGGTGCGTCTGTACCAATTCCCATATTACCAAAAGTACCATCAATAAAGATCCGACTTGTCGTTGAATCATTAATCACATCAGGATTTTTAGTAAGTCTGAAGTCGCCATCAGTTCCTGTTATACCCATAGAATAGCCGCGAAGATTACCATTGTCAGCTTGAATAAACGAAGCAAACGAGTTTGAACTTGTACTATCAGCCCTCATAGCTACGATGGCGTCATCTGCGATATCACCAATCTTTTCACTATGTACGAGAAGACCGTTAGTTACCGAATTTCCTATTCCAGTTGTGATGATTTCTAAATGTGACGCTGGTGTTGTTGTACCAATTCCCACGCGCTTATTACTTCGCCACGTCATCACATTATTCATGGTGTTATAATCATCTCCCGCCAGAGAGAGATTCAATTGAGAACGAGCTGTCCCTGAAACGGTTCCATGTTTCCCCATCTGGAAGAGACCTCGAACACCATGTTGGCCATCTATACCACCTTCACGCGTGAGTTGCATGACATTTTTGAAATCGGATGAACTCGTAATTGGTGAAGTGTTGGTAACTACCAGTGGAGTCCCGAGGTGACTCACTCCGTTTCGATTAACAACTTGATCATTAATAAAGGCTGTGCCACCAGATACATGAAAACGCCCTTGAGGTACCGAAGTACCCACACCAACATTACTCGTTTCTAAAACGGTCAGTGCTGGTGTACCCATGGAGGCGGTCGTACTCGCAAAAAAGTTGATACCTTTACCACTCCCAACGATATTTTCGATTCGAGTTTCTTTCGTCACCGGACTCGTGAATATCTTCATATTTGTCTCTGTATTACCAAATATGGCCGCGTTACTACCATTGATTTTGAGATTACCATCAATGGTTAAATGTTCACTGGGTTCTGTATTAGATATACCAACATATCCATTAGATGCTATGCGTATTCTCTCAGTATTTTTGGTAAAGAATCGGATATTTTGACCACTGGCTGAAGTTTTAGCGCCATATATCTCAATCGCACTTATGTTTGCCGTGAGTGGTCCAGATTTGAGCACTACAGCATTTGAAACGGAGTCACCATCATCTGTATCGGCGTGAACGAGCACGTTCGCGGTAGACGTAATTCCTGAATCACCTTCAACCTCGATGAAATCTTGTACACGAATAGATTGCGTGATGAGACGATTTGTCACTGTATTACCTAGAATTGTTAAGGTATTCGCCGCGTTGGGAGATGTGTTTATGAAAAATTCATCACCAACTGAGAATGTATCAGTTGGATTTGTGTTAGCTATACCCGTCGGTGTGTTACCAGTTGTTTGAATACTATGGGCTTGAATAGTGGATGTCACCACCATCGGTATCGCCGCATCTGCATCTAATGTGATGAGACTACCCACAGTGAGTCCGTCATCACCTATTCTCATACCCTTAAAATACCCATATCCATTGGCATGTAAAACATTCGCAGATGATGTTGCGGTATCATTTATGTATACATTCGAACCTACGGAAAGACTATAATCTGGTGACGTGTTGGCTATACCCACATTATTTTGTGTGTATAATTCTCCAAAAATATGAAGATTCGTTGTAGTCGCTGGATCGATCGTAAAGTTTTGGTCGAGAGGTCCACCGAATGTACGACCTAATTTCATAGTGTCGTCACTTTGCGTGTACCCGAAAAACACATTAGCGTCTCCAGCCTTTTGAACCATTAATGTAGCCATATCATACGTTCCGTCATTTCCGGAGAATGCACCAAGATTCGCGGGGTCGGTGGCCATTTGAATGACGGCATTTGATATGACAAGACTGTTCACTTGTAAATAATCTGGAATTTCTGTAATTGCGAGATTACCACTAATACTTACATTACCTGTAATGTGGAGTTCTCCATTTTCTATTACAACATTACCATTTTTGAATGTGGCGACATCAGAACCAGGATTAGATTCTGTACCCACTGTTAACGATGTTCCTACAGTCGCGTTTGTTGTAAAGGTATTACCGGTAACATGTAGAACATTTGAATCACTGTTATTTATCTTGATTTTATCTGCTAATTCAAGTTGATTTGTTAATATCAGATTATATGTGAGAACGTTACCGTTAACTGTGACGAGATCACGATTACCGACACCTATAAAAAATTCTTGGTTATCACCAACTTGAAAATCATGTAGGGGGGTAGTAGTTTTAACACCAATTTTATCACTTACATTCATACGCGCCGTCTTAATAGTTTTAGAGACGTCCAAAATGATTTCTTGACCACTTTGCATAAAGAGATCAGCACCGATAGAGAAACTTTTTGTTGGGGCTGTATTCGCAATACCTATACGATCGACCACAATCTCATCAGCTTCAATCTCACTTGTAATAATACTTCGAACTGTGGTGAGAATATCCTGCTCTGTGGGATCAGCGTCCATATTCGACACGAAAATATGATCGAAACGAACAGTTCTACCCATCTATACATTAACTACCGAATAAAATTCCTGCTAAACCATCCTTGATTCTCAACACGTTATAATTTACGGCGTATACAAATAGTCCCTGGTTATCTGGTCTATTTAAACCCTTCTCTGCGCCTCTGATGGTTAACTTGGCGTTATCGAGCCGACTGAAATTACAAGAACCAGATGGATTATAGTCTGATGCGTTCATACAGAAGTGATAGGCGAAAAATCGAGTATACATTAATACCTGACTTTCAGCGATAAAATCAGACGTTCCGAATGATGATTTATAATAGTTTTGAACGGTATGGAAGTACATAGGACTCATCTGTTCGAGTAGAGGTATCCCGTTTATTTGTAATTCAGCACTCTTAAATGTAAAACGATCATTTGCGAAATCGTCACTATTTGCACCAAATCCAAAGAATAATGATTTAACTGGGTGATTAAAAGCGGATATATCACAGACATTTTCATTACTAGCCAATGTGTTATCTATCGTAGTTGTGAGAGGGAATTCTATCTTTTGAACTTGAGTAATCACAAAATCCAGTGATCGACTAACAAGTGATTCTCTCTCATCTCGATCTAGATATATATAGTTTCCATACATTTTAGCAGTCTTATCGTCGGCTCCTATAGTAGCTAAGTTTGCTTCATCAAAATTAATTCGTATTTCAACTTCATGATTTTGAAGTGCCACGAGAGGTAAAAATGCTTTATGATCACAGAAAAAGAAATGAAGTGGAACAAATGTAAAGTTGGATGTTGAAGTTTTGTTATTAAGTTCTTGTGTTTTATTCCAAGTGTCAGCTAAATAATTTGGCCATATGTCACCAAAGTAATCATATGGCTGTGAATCTATTTTTTGACCGCCTATAAAGAGATCTATTGTGGAATTGTAAAACAAGTTTGATGCGATATTCGCGTTAGAGTTTAGAGAACTCGATTCAAACCATAACCCATTAATAATATCACCTAAAACGGGAATTTTAATAGACGTATCTTTGGCTGAAATATTTTTAATGTATTTGGGTGCTTGAGAAAAGTTTGTATGTCTCGTAAACTTCATCCGGAAAAATGAATGTCCATCGTCACTAGTCAAGTAGACATCTTGTATTCCCTTGGATACCAATTGTATTAATGCACCCGACATTTAATAGATGTTCAGATTATAAAAACAGACACTTTCCCTGAGGGAAGTCACTCTTGTTTTCTTCCACAACCTTTCCGCGGATATTGAAACCACCTTGTCTGTATACCTTCATTCGCTTGTAATACATTGCTGTGAAGATCGACCAAGGGTCGTGTACGTCGTATATATGAGGATCATTCTTCTTCCCTTTGGTTTCTCTCATAATACGCCCAATACTTTGAGTGATGTCAGACTTGGGACTGGCTAAGATAACTGTATCGAGTGTTGGGATATCTAGACCCTCATGGGCTTGGCTGAATGTTGCGAAGATGATCTTCTTCTTTGAAGATTCCTGGAGAGCGGCTTCTTTCATACCACCCATATAGAGTCCTGAAGTTTTAGGAAAACATTGATGAAGAAATTCACAATGAAGACGGCGATCACTGAGAACTAAAAGTTGTCGAGTACCCGCCGATGCCTTTTTTACCAATTCTACGAGCATCTTGTTTCTTTGACGATCTTCAACTAGATGTGTAATCATATTTGGCATTGAAATCTTTCCGTTCCTCATAGAGGGTGGAGGGTTTCTATAATTCGGTGAATCGAAAGTCACTGAAAAAACCTCAACTTGTCCCTGATTCTTTCTCTCAACTGCAAAGAATGTTGGACCCATAAACCAATGAAGCACTTTAGTGAGACCATCCTTTCTTTCGGGTGTCGCTGAAAGTCCAAAGATGTGCTTGGGGCACATTTTAAATAAACTCTGACTAAATACTTTTGCACAAATATGATGCGCCTCATCTACTATGAGGGTTCCTATACTCTCAAAATCTGAAAATGAATATTCTTTGAGTGAAAGTGATTGGAGCATCGCGATTACAAAGTCACACTCAACTTCTTTCTTATCTTGTTGTACCACACCAATCGTGGCACCTGGACAAAACTGTTGAATTCTTTCTCGCCACTGATCTGCTAAGAACTGTTTATGTACGACAATCATGGTCCTGTAACCCAACTTACACGCTATGGCCAAGGATACCGTCGTCTTGCCATACCCACATGGTAAAGAAAGGACGCCATGCCCTGCTTTAATTGCTGCTCGAAGTGCGTCGTTTTGGTGGGTGGAATCCCTAAGCTGTCCGACAAACTTGGTGTTGATACGAGTGGGCTCAGGTCTCTTATCCTCCTCAGGTTCCCCAAGTTTAGCAGTTCCGTAGAATCTTGGAACGCAGACTCCATTCTTAGCTGGTCTGAAAACCTTGAAAGGTGGTGGAGGGAATCCGTAATCCCCATTGACTACAGGTCTTACCGTAAGTTCTTTTTTAATTTCTTGGATTGGACCCGTGTCAATAATGTATCCGGTTCTTGTGAGAACCGTCATACTCTATTTATTTAAAGATGTGAAACTTTATATAGATATAAAAATGCCCACTTTAGACGTTGAAGAGAATATTAACAAGCTTCGTGTGAACATTGAACAGATGACTCAAGAAGTGTTCAGGCTTCAGGGTATGCTCCAGACTTTTGAAGGATTCAAGAAGGGTGGTCTCAAGACAATTGAACTCCCCCAAGATCCCAATCAAGCCCCGGTGGAAGAGGAAGAACTTGAGAGTATCCAAGAGAAGCCCGAATAATTACCAACATTCCATACACCCTTGAAGTCCACCACAACTTCAACTTCATCACCCTTTATTAGAGACTGAATGGGACGTCCTTTGACTTCACACATCACTCTCCTATAACGGAACGGCACTTTGACTGTGAGCACTTTACCATCGAGGGGGTTGTCGATGTTTTGATTCACAAGGAGATGTGATTTATTTGTATGCATTCGTTCTATAATTTCCGAGACATTTGCAGGAATTATATAACGGATATACTTTTTACTATTAAATTCAAGCATAGGTTCGTACACCTGTGCTATGAACTTCATCTACGATATACTAAGACTAAAACTATAAGTATAAGTAACAAAACTGTATACAATAAAAACCGGGAAAGAGGTAAAGGTTTCAGTGGTTTTCGACTGCCGAAAATTTCATGACTCAAAGACCGAGATACTTCTATAGCTGCCTCTATGCTCGAATATGGTGTGTTTCGTGGCGACATCATACCACACATCGCAACCGTGGGACATTTTCCAAAGAATGGGAGCTGACCATAGAGACTGAGAACCCCAGAGGATTGTGAAAAGTCCCAACTTTTACCATTCCATTCCGCACCCCAACCAATCCGTATATCAATGGGTTCAGGTAAACCAAGTTGTTTGAGAACCTCTTGTTTTATCATATCTGGGTTAGAACTTAATACATTCTCTGTAAGGTTACATATAACACAAGATATTGTGTTAGTACCAAATAATACCTTAGGTTGTAAGTCCCATTCTGTAGTACTCACTATTTCCAAATCTGTTTTCAATATTGGTTTCCTATCATAATCTATAAGAACATTTATAGCGCCATACGTACTTCCCCTAAGTTTTTTCTCTGCGTCGGGACCCCAGTTATCACCCAAGAGTTTTAGAGCTGGACTATTATCTACACATAAAAACAACATACCATCATTTATAATTTCTCCATTACTAAGTTTGGCAGAATAGCCATCGCTGCGATACTCAATAGAAGTCATTTCAGCTCCAAAAACAAAATTAATTCCATTATTTAATAAACAATTTTCCATAGCGTCACACATCACTTTACCTGAGACCTTTTGTGTGTGCATAGTAGAAAGTGATGTATGATCTATATTTTTTACAAATTCATACGCAGACATAACATCCCAAGTAACACCATCCATTATTAAGGGTAAGTGTTCAATGTAGTTCTGTCCATTTTCACTGAGAGTTCCGACTGCATCTCTGAGAGATATTCCCTTGTATTTATCTGGGTGTGCAAATACACGAGAAAAGAGTGAAATTAGGGTTGTATAATCTCTGACACTGATAGATTTAAAGGCGGTGTGTAGATACTCCTTCTTATCCACTGGTTGAAATATATCATTCCATTTGATGTTCATCTCTGAAAATAAAGATTGCGTATTGACAAACGCTTCATCGAATACAATTCTATGTGCGTGAAGGTCCCTACTTTCCACATCCGGTTCCCACCATGATCCACCGGCAGATATTTTTCTATCGTAAATTGTTATGTCATTATTTCCTGCTCTGAGAAATTCCCAAGCTAAAGACATACCACTTGGACCCGCACCAATAATATGAATCTTCATTCTACTTGTAGTATATAAATTAAATGAAACCAGAACTTTTACGCTCCTCGGGAGTTTTTAATGCATAAAGGAATGTCACGAAAATCGCAGTAGATAAAATTGCGTATTCAATATCCCTTGATGATGTTAAAGTAATTAGAAATAGTGAGAATAGACGAAAGAACTTATTACCGAATAGAACTTTTAACCGCTGTGGGATCGTGACAGCATTACCCGAGAATAAACCTTGGTAAAGTACGATGAGTGAAAAAAATAACGAGGGGGGTTGAAGGAATTTTTCAATTGGGTTGGTGACTGATCCAAGCACGTTAGAAATCTTCATTTATATATGTTCAGAAATAAAACCTGGACAGAAAGTAGAATGTTATGTGTTGCTCAACATGTACCAATCAAACTTCCTAGTAGAAAGTTGAAAACATGGAAATTCGCGGGTAAGTTTCTATGGAAGAATGCCACTGTACAAAATAAAAAAGAACTTGGTCAATGGACAAAAGGTGAACTCCTCGATCTCGGACCAACATTTGTAAAATTGGGTCAAATCGCTTCGACGAGGGGGGACCTTTACCCTCCTGAATTTACAAAGGAACTGGAATCACTTCAAGATGACGTCCCTCCCGTGGAATTCGAGACCATTGTAGATTATACTATTTTTAAAGAATTTGACCCTGTACCATTTAAATCCGCGAGTATCGGTCAAGTCCACATGGCTGTACTCCATAACGGTCAAAAAGTTGTTGTAAAATTAAAACGCCCAGGAATTCTGGATATCATGAAGGAGGATACCGATAACATACGCGATATTGTACATTTTTTAGAGCGTATAGGTATTGACACGGGAAATAGTTCAGGGACGGTTCTCGATGAATCTATAGAGTACTTGTTAGGTGAGGCAGACTATACACAAGAAGTTGATAATGCCATCAAGTTTAGGAAAAGTATGAAAGATGTTGATTGGGTAAAGGTTCCGAAAGTGTATAAAAAGTATTCAAACGATGAAATGATCGTAATGGAATACGTCGCGTCAACGAAACTGACTGAGATTACAGATAAGAAGGTGAACAAGAAGAAGATATGTGAAGCCCTTATAAACGCGTATGTGATTCAAACTATGGATAATGGTCTCTTCCACGCTGACCCACACCCAGGTAACTTGGGATTTTCATCTAAAGGTAAACTTGTATTTTACGATTTCGGATTACTCGTACCCTTATCAGATGAACTACGAGATGGATTCACGAAACTTTTTGGTTTCATAATCGTGAGGGACACTGCGGGTATCGTAGATACACTGGTCAAATTGGGTGTGATTGTTCCAACATCTTCAGATGTTTCTGATATTGAACTCTTCTTTGAAACTATCTTGGGGTACTTGGAGACCCTCGATGGTTCTGGAATTGTGAATGATGATCTCGCCACACAACTCGCAGTGGAAAAGCCATTCGTCGTTCCCAGTAGCTTCGTGTACCTCGCCAAAGCCTTCTCCACGATTGAAGGTATTTGTCTCAAACTGGATCCAGATTTCAACTACTTCACCTATCTGGAACCTCTCATCCAACAACAAATCATAGAGTCTGTAGACATTGGGGATATATTCATGAAGACCGCAGAGATCCCTGGGACGATAGGTAAAATAAGTACAGCTGTGTCAGGTCTTCAAAAGTCTAGGGGGTCCATGAAAAGGTCGATGATCAAAACACAACAGGAAGTCAGGCTCGTCCAGTACAGCGTGGTGTGCGCTCTACTGGCTGAGAAGTTTGGGGATAATCCACCTTTGGCGATGTTTTTTGTTTTCTGTACGTTGTGGTTTACTTTTCGTAAAAGTCGATAGACTTCTTACCATTTTTCTTGGGTTTGTCGTCCTTCTTGATCAGTTTATTGTGCTCATCGAAGTATCCCTTCAAACGACGCTGTTCATCACGGAAAATATCAGTGACCTTCTCTTTGATCTTGTCCACGTCAGTGTCACGTTCCTTTTGGATCTTCTTACTTAACTTCTTGAACCCCTTGTTCTTCTTATCGGCAGCGAATACAGTGAGAGTGTTTGTAATGGCGAGCATTTATTATTAAGGAATATTTATTTTTTATACATTTTCATTCTGAATGCTGCGCGGGGTCGGCGCGACATTTCGCATTCAATGTAGCTGAGTCGTTTTTCATCATTATGTATGGTAGTTTTAGGTTCAATCACCTTAAAATACCCATATTTACGGGCTAA